CGTCTGATGCAAGTATATCGAAGACAAATAATTCTAAATTAAATGTTTCAAAATTAGCATTATTTGGTGCGCTATTGATTGATAAAAAGCACGAAGCGTAGTCAATATTACCTATCTTAATAATATCTAATAAATCACCGTAATAAAATGAACGTAATTGAACGTGTGCATCAACTAGAACGTTTGTTTCGTAGATTATTTGTTTTAGGCTCTTTTCCATTATTATCTTTTTTTGCTTTTGCTAATGCTACTTTAATTTTTTGATGTAATTTATAAGTATTTTTCATTGACGTGCTATTGAAAAAGTTATATTTTGACTGAATGAAGTTTGTTCTTGTTCTGAATCACACTTTTGGTCGTACAATGGGAATGAAATAGCGTTGTCATTTAAGTAAACTACAAGCATATTTCTATAAAGGTATGCTTGTTTATTCAAATCATTTTTTAATTTATCGATTGACTCCCAATCTCCAGCTTGTGCGTATTGGTCATTTGATGGACCTACACTCTTATTTCTAATATCCCAATTAAAATGCACACAAGCCTCAATCTCAGTGCGTACCATTAAGAATTTAAAAATGTAGTCATCTATTAATGTCTGTTCAGCGGTCGTGTAAGTAACCGCTGCTAATAAAGAATCGAAAAAAGGTTTACCTAATATCTCACGTAGGTATAAATCTTGACTTCTTTCAATCATTATACCTAACTTTTGCGCATCTGCGTTGCCATTGATTAAAGACTTGTTTTTAATTTGTGCAACTGTTATAAGTGGGTTTGCCATAATTATCTAAATATTACATTTTGTTTCCAATAGTGTCTGCACGATGGCTCGTTTTTGCCAGTATCGGGATTGTGATACCAACCACCTCTATATCTCCACACATCCATTCCGAATTGTGTTGAAATACGGTTAATATCCTCAATAGTCCAAAACCTTGTTTGACTTAACTCAATCATTTTTTTACAAAACGGTCTTGTTGTTGGTATTACCTCAGCACCGTAACTTGGTTTAACTTCATAACTATAAACCGTTTCAATCCTTGCTATGTCTTGACGTGCTACTTGTATTTTACCACTTTGAGTAATCGTTCCATCAACTTCGATTAAACCTAAATCAGTCAATCGTTGGTAAATCTTTGCAAGTTCTGTCGCTCTCGTTTCAGTAGCTTCCATAACTGCATCAAATGGTGTTTCTTCGCTAATTAATTGTAATACCCGTTGTGATGTTTCATTTAATTCAGCAAAATTAATTTTAAATAATTCTTCGTCATAATTGCCAAACAAAATCACATCTTCGTTTCCATTTCGTTCACGTCCACAACTAGCAAAAGCATTAATTATTTCTTCATCTTTGTTTTCTTCGCTTAGTTTAAATCTAGGTGTTTCAACTTTTGCTTGCGGCATTGAAAACTCCTCAAACTCAACATCGTTTACTATTCTATTTATTTCAGCAACCGCATCTATAATAGATAGTATTTGATTTCGTCTCATTTTGAAATACGTTTGATTCATTAAGTGGAAGGCAATATCTAAATTAGATTGATTGAAATTTCCATCTCTCGTAAATCCAAATAGCTCACCACTAACAACTCCGTGACCTTTCAATATATTATCTTGTACACTTTCACCAAGTGACAAATATCGTTCGTGTAATTGATTACCGTTCAAATGTAGTACCGTTGGTTCGGTATCTTTTCCATTGTTGAACACAACCATAACACCCCCTGCGTTGTCGCTTCCAGTTGCGCTATCAATGATGTAATCTTTTACTTTGTTCCTATCTTCTTCATTGGGTGATGCACCGTTGTTTAAACTTAATACCGTGCCTAAGCTAAAGTTATTTACAACTTCGCTAAATTCATAATTTTTAATTTCAATGTCAGTCATAATTGACTTAATCGAACCGCTATAAGGAATCTGAGGGTAATAGTTTAACGATACCTTTCTTTTGTTTGGATCTAACTTGTATTGCCTACCGTGTTCTTTAAATGGAATGATGCAAACCATTTCATCTGTACGGTCATTAATACTTACATAAGTAATTGGTTTAAATTGGCTATTAGTCCAATCCTCGCTAACTTGGTACTTACCACTTTTAGTAACTCGCACCCATTCAAAAGGAATGTGTTTAACCTTACCAATAATCTGTCCGCTTGGGTCAAAGATAGCTTTTACATAAGCACTATTGCTAATCTCAATGTCAGCACTAATATATTTCAATATCGGGTCAAACATTCTTACAAGTTCATCGTTACCTTGAATACCACCTCCAACAACAAAGTTAACTTTACCATTAATGATACCTTGATGAACCGCTGATGTATAGTATAAATAGTTTAACCATTGAGGAATAAGATTATCCTTGCCCCACCAAACCAAATCTTGACTGTCATTTTCTAAAAACTCAGGCACTTCAACTTGCCTTGAAAATATTTGTATTTCTTTTTTGCTCATTTCACAATCATTTTACCAATTTCTAATATATCGAAGTTAGCTTCATCAGTACTACTCCCATCACCATCATACACCCTATATTCATACTCCCCAATCGGTAAATCTAAATCGGTTGGGTCTGTTATTTCAAAGCGTGTGTAACGGTCTGTTGTAAGTTGTGGCATTAAGTATTCTTTTGTTACCGTTTGCGTTTGTAACTCTCTAAACACAAATAAGTATTCAAAATTAACTGCCAGTTCCATAACTTGCAATCCTACTATATTAACGTTACCTTTAATTATTTGTATCATTGGTTGTAAATTTACAAAAAAAAGGCGGACAAATATTAATTCATCCGCCCCTTTTTATTTTATTTTTTCAATTAAGAATTGAACGCAATCAATGTCGCTAAATCTGTATTCGACAAATGAGGTGCCATTGCATCCTCTTGACCTGCAAAGTTCAATGTGTATCCATTCATATCACCACCTGCTTGACCACTTACTCCCTCGTGTGTAGTTAGGAATAAACCGTTTTCTAATCCATAGATTTTGTTTCGACCATTTCTGTCAGTTGCAATAACTTTGAAATAACCATTACTTAATGTTTGAACAAGTAAATCAGTATCAATGTCAGATGCTTTTAGCATAGCCATTACCGCTTGCTCAAAAGTCACTGAGTTATTATCTCTTGTTCCCGTTGGTGTTTGATTCGCAAAACCAGAATTAATATCTAATTCAAAGTTAAACGCTGTTTTTGTTTGCGAAGTTATCGTAGCTAATCCGCTTGTCACAGAAAAAACTACACCATCAGTATTAATGATGGCTAGTTTTTTTAATCCTGCTCTATTTGCACAATTAGGCTTAGTATAACCGCTTAATAATTCACAACTCATAATGTTATATTTTTAAGGTTATTATTTAATTAAGATGCTGCTTCATCATATTTAGCGAAGTACTGAGGTCTCGCATAGTTTACTCCAATATCCATTATTGCAGATAATCTTAATGTTCTTTCCTTGATTAAATAATCAGCAAATACACCTTGCAAATCTCCTTCTAAATTAGTTGAAACCATTACATAAGAATAAGGCACGAAGTAAATCTCTCCAGTAGATAATTGTGGCACAACTCTAACTGTGTCAGAAGTACCTGGCAACATCATTGTTTGTGAGTTACCTTCGCCCATTCTTTCAGCAGTATAGTGATAGTTATTATCAGTTAACAAGTTATCTACTAAGTGATTGAAATCTACTTGTGAACAAATAATTTCTCCTGCAAGTCCATTATCTCTAACCTCAGTTGCAACTGCTCTTGAAACACCTTTGAAAATTGCAAAAGCATTTGAAGCACTAACCGCTCCTGCATTCGCAAAAGCTGGAATCAAAGGGTCATTTTTCCATTTCTTAATCAATCCATTGAACATAGCAAGTTCAGAATTTCCACTTCCTGTGTCACCTTTGAAAATTAAGTCTTGAACTTTTTTCTCTAATTTCAATCTTGTTAAAGCTAACATTTGTTGTTCGATTGGTAAAGATTCCAAAGCATCTTTCGCACCACTTCTCAAAAGTAATTGCGCCCAAGTATTGTTTAATGAGTTGTTACACAAAAACAATTCAATACCTACTCTTTTAGAAGTTAACTCAACTTGTGTGAAATCGACTGTTCCTGCATCACTAAAAGCGCAGTTTGTCATCTCTTGTAACTCAGGGTCAACATCGAATAATTTTACGATAAAAGTTGAATCCGCTGGTACACCATCTTGAATAACTACTCTACTTAAGAAATCGTTATTTTCAACTAATGCTGGAATAACCTCAGCAGAATTAATGTTAATGTTGTCAGCTAAATCGACTGCGGTATAGCTAAATTTTTCTTTAAATAAATCTTTCATTTTTTTTAGTTTTGTTTAGTTTTGTTTAAGCTAATTTTTTTCCAATCAGCATTTGTTGTTGTTGGTTTGTTTTTTGGTTTTTCGTTTGTCACTAACTCAAAAAGGTTAGCAATTTTTTTATCTTGTTCAGCAATAATAGCTTTCAAAGATGTAATTTCACTTTTAAAAGTTTCTCTTTGTTTAGCAAATTGCTTAGCCATTTCTTCGATTACTTCCTCAGTAACTTCTTCGGCTGGATCTTCAGTCACTTCCTCGATTTCAGCAACAAGTCCATTTGCATCTACCATAATTACTAAATTCATTTCAGGCAAATTGTAAGTTCCTTCCGATGCAACGATGTCGCTTTCTTCTGTTACCAACATTACGGGTGTACCTACTGTAAGGTCGCCTTCCCATTTAATCATTTCACCATTTGATGTTGTAGTTTCGGCAAATGTTTTTTCCTCTTCCTTTTCATCTTCGGTAAAATACTCGATTACTCTTTTTAAGAGTGTTTCTTTTTTCTCCATTTGTATTTGATTTTTAAAATTTACTTTTTCAATATCGAACCAAGCCTCAATGCTAAAACCTTTATAAGTTCCATTTTTCCACTTAGCCCATTCCTTGTCATCCTCTACAAAATAGGATACTATCATTGTACCATCTTGTAGATTTTGGTCTTTAAATATTTCGGGTGCGTTGTGACCTCTCGCTTTATCGATGTAATATATTTCTTCTAAATAAGCACCTTTGATTTGTTTATTCTCATCGTGCATACTATTTAGGTTGTGCATATATCCTTTTTTCATCATTCTTCTACCCATTTCACGTACAACTGATGGAGGGAAGAATAAGTTATATTCATTACCTTGTTGATCACGTCTATAAATTGGAATATTAGCAGCAATAGCCACACCCGTTACGATTCTTTTTTCATCGTTAAAGTGATGTTTAACCTTTGGCTCTTGCTTATCGAAAAAATAAGCGTTCTTTTGAGTAGCAGGATAGTCAACGAATGCGTTGAAATCCATACCATCTTCCTCAGAATTAAGCACAACTTTATATAATGGTAATTTATCCATACTATTAAAACGAAAAAAGCCGTATTTTGTACGACTTTTAAACATAAGTATTTAATAATTAATTAAATAGATGCAACCGCTTTTATCTTTTCGGCTTCCCTATCTACTTTGTTAAAGCTATCCACCACTAATACTGGTTGTGGTTGTTGGTTAAGTAGGTTAGCAATGTTAGTAAGGTTATCATTTTGTTGAACTTGACCACCCGTTCCACCATTTGCGCCACCATTTGAAACCGTTGGTACTGATATTGAACTACCACCACCGCCTGATGCTTGAAATTTAGTAGCTGCTATTTTTGCAATTTGTGAAACACCTATTGCTCCAGCAATACCAGCCTTAACAAAGTTAGCACCCGTTAAAGCATCTTGTGGTACTGCTAATTGTGCTACTATTGCACTCGCAGTTGAAGTAGTTGCTTGTGCTATTCCTGCTGCCTTATTAATGTTAAATTGTCGCCTTGCATCTTTTTCTGAATCTTTACTAAAAGCACTTGACAAATTAGATAGTATTTCAAAACCTTGTGAAGCGTATTCGCCTACTTGATTTATATTTGCTATCTTTTCGTCTAATGCTTTTTGGTCTGCATCTCTTATAGCTATATTACCTTGCTCAGTATAATAATTTGCAAGTGCTAATTTCGCTTGTTCAAATTGTTCCTCAGTTATTAATTTAGAATCTAATTTCTCTTGTAATTTAGCAACTTCATTTTCTCTTTCAATATCAAAACCTTCTAATGTTTTTTGCAGACTTTCTTCTCTAAGTGAAAATAACTGTGCCTCTAATTCATTTTGTGCTAAAAGTTGTTTATCCTTTTTTTCCTTTGCGTATTTATCCGTAATGGCTTGAACTG